CCTGTCTGAAGAAGAATTTGAAGAACTTTATGAGTTTAATTTAGGTGAATATAATTATGACTACTTGTATAAGTATATGCGAGCATTCATCTTATTACGAAACCTAAACTTAACCGTATTTGATCTTTTAACTTATCTTAAGACTACTTCAATCGATCCTCAAAATATCGATAAGATATCTGAAAAGATTAGAAATGATATTAGTAGCAAATTAGCAATTAACTTTTCAAGTGGAGATACTGGGTTAAGTTTCTTTGATTCTGAATCCCATATCCAATTAGCAAAAACAGGAAGCCCTACTGGATTTACCTTCTTTGATAAAGCCTTAGGTGGAGGATGGAACCCAAAATCATTAGTAGTATTTTCAGGTCGACCTAAAGTTGGAAAATCGATGGTACTTGGAAATATTGCAGCACGCTCATTCTTAATAGGTAACTGTACTGGACTTGTGACAGTAGAATTACCTGAAAGACAATATATGAAGCGTATCGGTTCAAATATCTTAAGTATCAGATCTGACGAGTATTCTGGAATTACTTCACCTGCGCAAGCTCAAGAGGTTGCTAGAAAAATCGGACAGCTAAAACAGGAAAAACCAGAAATTGGAGAACTGTACGTAAAAGAATTTGCTACTGGTGGAGCAACTGCAATTGATATTGAAAATTACTTTCTTCGTTTACAGACCAAGATTAATAAGAAGTTTACAGTAATTGTAGTTGACTACCTAAACTTATTAAAACCTCTTAAAGAGCAAAATGGAATGTATGAGAAAATCAAAGCAATTTCAGAAGAACTTAGGGGTGTTGCAATGAGAAATGAGTGGTGCATTATTTCAGCTACTCAAATTCGCCGAGAAGACGTTGATAATTTCGATTTAGGCATGGACTCAGTTGCTGAATCATTTGGACTTATCCACACAGTTGACTCCCTATTTGGACTTATGCGTAGTCCGCTTGAAGGCAGAATGAAAATTAAAGTTATTGCCAACCGCGATAATGGATACGAAGAAAGTTACAAGTTTTATACAATGCATAAAGACTATTTCCGATTAACTGAAGAAATAGGATTAAATAGTGAATTTTATAGTGACGATGAAGAGGTCAATCGAATGGCCGATGAATTAAGAACAGAATACTCAAATGTTAGCAGCCCTACTCTAGTTGAAGCTCGACCGACACCAGAATCAGCTCCTATGGCAGATGATGATTATGATGCCCTCTTTAATTCAATTTAAAATAATTAAAATATGAATGATTAATGACCAAGACTGGGAAGAAGGCTATGACGAAACAATTAGTCCAATCCAAAGAGAAGACAAAATTTTTAATAATCGATACCACACTGGCGAATTATTAAAAGACACAGATGAGTACGAATTTTCAAGAAAAATATCAGTATCTAGCGATTACTCTGATAATTACTTAAAAGATGTCTATGATTACGAAGAAAACCTAGAAAACAAATTTATTCTAGACGTAATCTTTGACTTTTTAAAAAATGACGATATTCTTTCAAAATTACTTTTTATCTCAACCGAAAACCAACCTAGACTAAAGGCTAAATTTTCAAAAGAAGAGGTAAACTTAATTTTTAATAGGGTCCATGATAACTTAGATATGTCTAGCCACAATATAAGTTTTTATAGCCCTATTTTTATTTTAGAAGCAATTTCTAGTTTTTCAGGATTTGACTATAAAAAGATATTCGACTCATTAGAAACTGAAATTCAGGAAATGCTAATTATTGAACTAAATAAAAAGTATAAATTCCTCGACGGAAAAATGCACCGAAACAAAATACATTAATATAGAAAAAACGAATGGTTACATTAAGTAATATTAGAAAAATATTCATACTAGGAGACCTACATTTAGGCATTAAAAACAACTCAGTCGAATGGGCTGAAATTCAGAGATCTTATCTAGTTGACGAGTTTTTACGACAAGTCGATGAAAACGGTTTCGATCCAGAGCAGGATATTTTAGTTCAAGTAGGCGATTGGAACCACGTTCGTGAACATACTAATATTAGAACTTGGCAAGTATCCTTAGGAATTGCTAAAAAGTTAACTGACAAATTTAAAAAAGGTGTCTATGTAATCTTAGGAAACCACGATGTTTACTATAAAGATCGTACTGATATCCACTCTTTAAAAGGGATGGACTTAATGTTTCCTAACTTTAAGATTTTTGAAAAACCAGAAATAGTTAAAGTAAATGGTTTGCATAAATTCTTAATGTTACCTTGGGAAGATAGCACTGACCTAATTAAGTCAACCCTTTCTAAAAATCCAGCCGACTTTCTTTTTTGTCATGCTGATGTTCAAGGATTTAGCTTAAATGCTGCTCAAAAAATTACACATGGAGTTGAGCTAGGTGATCTAGGTAAGTTTAAACGTGTCTATTCTGGTCATATCCATATTCGTCAAGAAAAAGGAAATACTCTCTATGTTGGTACACCATATCAAATGGACAGAGGAGATCGTGGAAATCAAAAAGGTTTCTATGTAATTGATGTAAGTCAGAAAAAAGTAGCTGAAGAATTTATCCCAAATAATTTTTCTCCAGTTTATAAAAAGCTAGACGTTTTTAGTATATTAAATCTAACTTTACCTGAATTAAAGGAAGTATTTGAAAATAACTTTGTCGATATTGCAATTGACGACTCTATTCTTAAATCGTTTCCTCTTAGTATCTTTACCGATTTAGTTAAAGACTTAGGACATCGCCGTCTTGAATTCTTTAACTACTCATCAGTAGGATTAGTTAATTCAGAGGTTGAGGAGAACTCTAATTATGAATATAATATATTTGATTTCTTAAAGGAGAAGTTGCACGAGAAGCAGCTTTCTGATCATCAGATGGCGACTATCTCTAAAGAGTTTAAGAGCATTTACGATAAAATTAAAAATACTAAAAGTTACGACTAATTTATGAAGATATCCGAACTTAGTTTTAAAAATATCTTATCCTACGGTAATATAACCCAAACCATCGCCTTTGATGATAAGCCAAAACTTATCCTAGTTGAAGGTGAGAATGGAGCAGGCAAATCCTCTATTAAAGAGGCAATGACTGTTGCCATTTACGGGCGATCTGCTATTCGTAAAATGAAGGATATTCCCAATTGGATTAATCGTAATGCTCAAACCGGAATAAAATTTACCACTACTAATGGCGACCAAATTGAAATTAATCGTGGAGTTGACCCTAATTTTAGCGACGTCAAAATTAATGGAGTTACTCATAACTTACCCGATAAACGTAAAGTTGATGACTTTATTGAAGATGAATTAGCCCAAATACCTTTTGCAGTTTTCTGTAATACTATCAGTCTTTCATTTGATGACTTTAAATCTTTTGTTAGTTTAACTCAAGCCGACAAGAGAAAAATTGTTGATCGTATCTTTGGAATTGATATTCTTAGTGATATGAGAACAGTAGTTAAAGACGAATTAAAGGATACCCGAAAAGAGGTTGACTTATTAACCACTACAATTAATAAGTCTACTGAAAAACTAACGACTGCTTCTGACCATTTAGAAAGCGTTAAGTCTGCAATTACTAAAAAGAAGGATGACGAAAAGGCTCAGTTATCTGAAGCTATTTCAAAAAAAGAGAGCGACTTTAGTAAATTAAAAAGTAAGAGAGAAGCATTGACCAATTCTATTTCTGAATTGTCTGCAGTTTTAAAAGCCGATCGTGAAAAGAAATCTCAAATTCAGGCAGATATTCGTCAAATTCTACAAAGGGTAACTATCTATGAAAAAAATAGATGTCCTCACTGTTTAAATGACTTGACATTAGATACTGCTGTTGAAACCAAAAACGCAATCCTAAAGAAACATCAAAAGTTAACTGAAAGTCTCTTACCAGTAGATTCATTAATTGCAGTAAATGATGCTGCTCTAGATAGCATGTTAATTAATAAAAGTGATCTTGATACAGATTACTACGAATTACAAGCTACTGTTCAAAGCTTAAAGAAAGATTTAGCTAAATTAGAAAGCGAACCAGAAGTCGACCAAACCTCTGGAATTTCTGAATTAATTGAAAGTTTGAAAGCTGACCTAGATAAAGATCGTCTTGAGTTACAAAGCCATTCAGAAAAGAATTTCCTCTATTCTCAATTAGATGATCTACTTTCAGATAGTGGAATTAAAAAATCAATGATTGACCGAATTATTCCAGCCTTAAATACCAGAATTGCTGAAATTTCAGAAAGATTAGAGTTCAAGTTTCAATTTTCATTTGATAGTGACTTTAATCCTCTCATTACCTATTTAGGAATGGAGGTTTCTCAAGAGAGTCTTTCTAGTGGTCAGCGTAAAAAGATGAACCTAATTGTTCTACTTGCTTTTATTGAAATTATTAAAATGAAGCACAGCACAATGAACGTAATGTTTCTTGATGAAATCTTTGCTTCACTCGATAAAGCTAACGTTTATAAATCAATTGAAATTCTTCGAGAATATGCTGATGAGTATGGAATGACTATCTTTGTCGTTTCACATGAAAGTTTACCCGAAGAATTTTTTGATGCTAAAATTATGGTTACTGCAAAGGACCACTTCTCAAGCATGCAAATCGTTAATAATTCTAAAACTTTAACACCAGAAGGTGTATAAAAATTAATATCCAATTAATATGATCCACTACCAAGACAGAGACTTTTCTCAAATTTACGAAGCTATTTTACACGACTTAGCCTATTCTCCTGAATATATTACTAAGCCTCGTGATATGGTAATTAAAGAAAATTGTGATGTTTCTATTGTTTTAGAAGATCCTACTTCTTGTCTCTATACTAATCCACTTAGATCCTCGCAGTTTAAATATATTGCAGCTGAGTTTCTTTGGTATTTTATGGGTCGCAATGATGTTGCCTGGATTTCAAAATACGCAAAGTTTTGGGAACATATTCAAAATCCAGATGGAACTGTTAACTCATCATATGGTAATCTCCTGTTTACCTTAAAAAATGAATATGGTTTCTCTCAATATGAATGGGCTCACCAATCCCTAGTTAAAGATAAAGATACACGTCAAGCAGTTCTTCACTTTAACTTACCTAAGCATCAAAGTTTTGAAAACAAAGACTTTGTTTGTACTATGTATGGGATATTCCAAATTAGAGAAAATAAACTTAACTTTAC